CAAAGGTGTGACCTCAAGGCTTACGAATAGGGATGTATCGGATGGCGTGGCATTGGTTATCCATACATACACATTGCCCGCAATATTTGTCCCGCCGCAGAAAGGGACTTGAATATCGATGTCGTACCAGTATTCAGGGCTCAAAATAACACCCGTGTGCAACCCCGTTGCTGATGAGAGAGATGTGGGATTTGCACTGTTGGTAGTAGCTATGAGCATTATCAAACACGCATTACTTATCAAATTTGCTTTCAGCCTCAATCGGTAAGGTACTTTTGTAAGAGGCTCAAACCTATTTGTCTTGAAATACGCAGGATTGCCCGTGATTGTGTCAAAGGTAGCAACGATTGTATGACCTGCAGGCACTGTTAGTGGCGTTGTCCTTGATAATTTCCCCGTGTAATTTGCCTGAGCGTAGGTTTCAAATTCCTGTTCAAAATCGAACTTTTCTGATGATGATGGCACGTAGGTTTCTTGTGTCCAATCCATCTCTGTTGGGTAGCCCCCCGCAATGCTATAACCTGCTTCTGCAAATATCTTTTCAAACAAAGCCCGCACTTTCCAAGAATAAAGCAATTGATACCAAGTCGTTGTTGCGTAGTCTGATGCTTTAAATCTTGCATTGATATAGTCAAGGCTTGTGTTTGTGAGGTTCATATTGCTATACTGATACGTTACCTGTCCCAAATTCAAGTTTTGCAGTGTTTTGTCGGCAAGGGCATCGGCAAGTTGTGATTTGCCGAGCAAGATATTGCACTCGTATTTTTGTTGTGTGGTACGTGAGACAAGCAGGGAACTCGTCCCCGCAATTTGCACGCCTTCAATCCTGACAACACAAGGCACTGAATAGGTTGCAGGTGCGGATATAACGCTTATTTCGTTCATATTGCCGAGCAATCGGTTGTTTTTGGGAGTGGCAGGGATAGAAATGGTATAGCTACGAGTATATCCCGCACTTTCAGGGCTTTCTGCGTTGAATAGTACGAAGTCAAGCACAATATCTGCATCGCTCAAATCTAACTCCTCGTTGTCAATCAATATCTCTATGTTTTGTTTCATTGCTTTAAGTGTTCTGTTCGGATATGGTCAGCTCAAAACTTACATCATACGTACCTTTTCGGTTTTCGGAAATTAGTACCGTATTCGGTTTGATTTTCACAGGCACAAACGGATACGATTTGAGCGGTCTGTACCGATACATTCGGTTGTCGGTATCAACCCAATATATCTCTCTTGCAGTGAATAGCGAAGCAATACCCGCAATGTTCTTGTCGTTGATATTTTCGTTGCAGGCTACTTTGCACAAGAACGCTGATGGTGCTTCTATAACACTCGGATTGCGTGCAAGGTACTTGTATGCTTCCTTCTGCTCGTTATTTTGCGAAAACTCAATTATCCCCTCAAAACAGAAAAAATCCCAACCGCCAAGATTATTCAGCCACCGTAAAGGCACACAATTAGGACTTGCACAAGCAAGATTGACACGCTTAATAGCTACTTCTATCGTCGCAGATGGCGTACTTGCATCAATGGATACGGTGATGTATTTCGTGCCTGTTGGTGCGTAATTGCCAAAACGGCTAAATGGTGATGCAGGAATTTTCATTATGCCTGTTTCTAAAAAGAAGAAAGCTCTATAAAACTCTGATATAAATACTGCATTTGTGCCGTAAGCCTTGTAACTCACGTACATCTGATACGGCAATGTATCAGGAAACAGCTCGCCCAAAAGACAAATGTTCAGCTCTGATGGGTACGGACTAAACGCCCAAACCTCTTCAAAGTAGGTCATAAATTGCTTTTGAGTAGCATTTGGGGGGTCTGGTGGCGGAAGATACCTTGACATAATGCTATAAGGTTATTTCGTCCTTTGTTTCACAACTTATCTCTACAACGCTAACAGTACCTTCTTTTATGAATAGAAACGAATAGATATTGACTTTCCCCGACACGAATGGGATAGAAGAAACTTCGCCCGTGATTGTGTTAATAGTAGGAGTGAAGCCAACAATTATTCTGTTAATGTTCATACAAGTGAATGTCGGTGCTGTTGTGCCTATGTAATACAATCTCACCACGGTACCGTGTTTCCCGTTCAGCCCGTCAATGGTAATGCCCGAATTGGTAGTTACGTGGATAGCTTCCTGTTGGAAAGTTATGTTCGTCGCAGGCAAGCCTTGCTTGAACAGAACGTAAGTGTCTAATCTACTCCAAAATGAAGCAAGCAAATCGGCAAAGAACTGCCTTACGATAGAGCCTCGTGTCTTGGTAAGACTCGAACCGCCATTATCCCGCCAAGTAGTATCGGCTTGGCTAATAAGGGCAGTTGTGGTTTTCGGTGTCCCGCTTGGTAGTGGCATAGTCGTATCGGTTTAGGTTAATTGAAATCTGTTTCGTCAAAGTCCGTTTCGTCAAAATCAACGCTGAATATAGTAGGAATATTGATGTCATCAGGGAATATTGTATAGTTGAAGAAATCGGATTGATAGTTTCTAATTATATCAGGCGAGAAAACGTAATATACGTTGTAGTTTTCAAGCCCCGCATCAACGCAAAAGAAGTGTTGTTTGTCCCCTGCTATCTTTAAGTAGTATTTGGAAAAGTTGTAACTTTTGTCGAAACCAACAATGTAAAGCGGAGCTAACTCAGGCACTTGTGCGTAAGGTGGTGCGGTAACTGAATATTGGTCTTTCATTTTTGGGTATATTGTCCGCAGGATTCTTGATATTTCAAAAGTCGCAATATGGTTACCTGCCCCATCTACAAAAAAGGTACTTTTCAGCATGCAAAAGAGGTTATCGTCTTGGTCGTATATTTCAAGTGTTGCCGTTTTGTCCGTATCGCTTGGTAGCTTTTGAGCTATTGCAGTAATCGGATTGACAAGCGATAGTCCTGTTGGTGCAATCAGTTTAGGTTTTACTGAAAATTGTATAGCCATAGATTAGTTCTTTTTTTATTTCGCTCCCGAAGCCTTCAAAGGCTTTTTGCAATAAGTCGCCTTGTGTGTATTTGTTTGGAACTTGTATGCCCTGTTCGTGTATGCGTTTGGTAATCGGATAGGCGTACTTTTCAGGTATGCCCCTATCTTTGCACCATTGTTTTATTTTAGCAAGCACCTGCCCATCGCCTTTTTTGGTCGTAGGCTTACGTCCCGAGACAAGCGTCATAATACTTGCCTTTGCTCGTACTTCTAAACCTGTTTCGGTAAGCACGTAGCGAACACTATCAGACGTCTCGCCTGAAACTACCTTGTCTTGTGCTTTCAATTCATTGCGGACACGCTCAACAGCACGAGAACCCAAGCGATTAAGAATATCAGTAAGCATAGCACTCTAACAATTACGATCCGTCTGAACGCAGGAATAGTCATTGCTTTTCTATTCCTAATAGCAAACATAATAATTCTGAACGTATCAGCCCAAAACTTCATAGCGTAAAATTTAGCGGTAAGGGACAAGTTTCGTCATATTGCTTGTTTAGTTTCACTTGCAATTCAACACGTACTCCGTCAGCGTTAGCGTCGTATGCGTTTTTGATATAGCTACCTGCAACGTTTGCGATGCTACGGAACACGAGCCTGCCGTCATTGTCTCGCAAGTGTTTCATCTGAAACAGCAAGTTTCGTTTTTTGGTTTCGCAGTACGAGAGTGTTAAGAACCGCTCCTCGCTATCAAGGTCTGCAAGGTTAGACTTTTGCAGTATATCCATACTCAAAATGTAAGTAGTATCAGACACACCGAACGGATTGACCTGCGTCTGAAACCGAATAGGATACGCAATAAGCACAGGGAAATCTGTATGGTCTGCAAGTAGGTTCGCTTCCGCCTGCTTTGCGAAGATAAACGAAAGGTTCAGGCTTGTTGATAAGTGTTCAAGCGTGCCTTTTATAATTTCTACGCTGTTCATACTCTAATTCTTTTTGGAGTTTGTGGTGGTAGTAATTTTTTTCGTTAAGGTATTTAATTTCCACGACAATATCAATCATTTTTGTTTGAAACACCTCTTTCTTTTTCAGAAAGACTCCGCCTGCAAGCATATCAGCAACAACATAGTAGCCCCAACGCTTATTGAATTCGTCTATACGAGCCATTTTTTGAGCTTGCGTAAGTGGCACTTGATATTTTTTGTAATGCTCGGCAAGCTCTTTTTCGATTTGTTCTACTGCATTTCGCAGTTTTTGAACAAGCCTTAGTCTTTGCACAATTGGTTCTTGTGCTATTCGGTTTTTAGCCTCAACAAGTTCTTTTTCGGTGTAAGCCGTGTTTCGCAAATCATACGTAGCAAGCACTTCTATCGGTGTTTTGCATAACAGGATAGATATGTACGTATCAAAGCTAAGTTCGTAAGCGTCTATATCTTCTGTCTCGCAGGCAGGTATATCTTCATCAAGGAAGGAGAGTGCCTGCTTAACAAGGTCTAAGTGTTTGACTAATATTTGTTCAGGAATAGCGAGATATTGCAGGAAAGCAATCGTGCCTTGCACAAGTGGTTCGTAATCAGCCCAAACTATATCAGCCCAACACGTAGGCAATCGGTATTTCTCGGCAATAGTAATCATATCGGCATCTTGATTTTCGTCTGTACCGTCGTGCCTCTTGCAATCGGTCCCGTGGCGGAATGTATTGCATACCGCATTGCATCAATAGCGTGGTCATTGAGTTTAACAACTTCGTCAAGTATCTTTCCATCAACGTCCTGCTTATATTTGTACGTTTTAAGTTCTGCAATTAAGTTCCTGCTATCCTGCGTAACCCACAGTGGTTTGTCCTTTACAGCAATAATTCCTGCCTTCGTGTCTTTGCGTGCCTTCTCAGCACGAAAGCCTGCTCGTCTAAGTTCTTCTATCCTATCAGGCTCGGCACTATCGCAATAGAGTGTTGCCCAAGAAGGGATAGCAAGTTTTTTCAGTTCGGCAATCAGTTCTGTATTTGTCAATCCCCTGCTGTATAGCTTCTCGCTAACAATATTCGCTTCGCTACTTAACCTAACAGCTACAACGGCTGTCGGTGAGTTGTAACCGAAGTCAATCCCATACACAAGTTCCCCGCCTCGGTTCATCTCAACAGGCTCTACAATTTCGTAGTTGGGGAACACAAACGCCACGCTTGCCCCACGCTCCCCCAAACCAAATACACGCCAAGCAATAGGGTCTGTATGTTGCATAAGTTCTATTTCCCGCACCACGCTTTTAGGTAGGAACGGATTGTCCCTATAAGTCAAGATATGGAACGCACAATCAGAACGGCTCAAAACATAGTCGTATATCCAATGATGATATTCGCTTGGGTTGTAATCCAATATGACAAGTTCGTTGGTGCGTAAGACAAGCTGTTGGTATTTTTTGTAACTTAGCTCTATTGCCTCGTTCATAAAAAGAATATCCCTTTTCCTGCCTTGAACTTTCTGTTCGTTATCGCAACTGAAAAACTCAAAAAGCGTTTCTCTGAGGCGATAAGTCCTTTCAGTCTTGTTGTGCCTATCCTCACGATACAGCCCCATATTTTGCAATATCTCAAAAAAATCACGCTCCGCAGAAGCTCGCAATGCAGGCAAGGTGCTTCGCACAATAGAAATCACTTTTCTTTTTTTCGTAGTAAGTGCCTGCAGAACAAGCCATATCAGAATATTGTACGTTTTGGAGGCACGTGTCCCGCCCTGAAACGCTACTATCTTTTTCCCCTGCTGAACTGCATCATTCAGAAGAGAGTATACTTTTGTTGTCTTGATTTCCATCAACGTATACTACTTGCACCTTGATTTCGCCTATGTTGATATTATCAGCTAACTCCCTATCCGCATAGCCCCTGTCCTTCGCTTGCGTTTTGAGATAGAAAATAATCGCTGTTATATCCTTCTCCTGTATACACTCAAACAACTTACTCTCAACAAAGTCTTTTGCAACCTCTCTGATGTCCTGCACGGCTTTCCTGTATTCTTCATCAGAGTGTAGCCACTCATAGTGCGTCCTTCGCCCTATTCCTGCTATTTTAACCGCATCAGAAACTATTCCGTAAGTCTTACGTAATGCTTCAAGCATACGCTCTTTGTCTCCTCTTTGCCTTTCTTCAAGTAAGCCCATAATAGTTTGATAAGAATTTACACAAGATAAACAAAAAAAATTTTTTTTGTGTGCAACCTGTGCGAAAAAGAAGAAAATATTTTGAGCTATCAAAGTTCTTCCTTGTATATTTCTTCAAACTCCTTTTTAAATTCGTCAAAATCTCTAACAACAAAAGCCAAATTATTTGCTATTTTTAGGCGTTTTAAGAACACTTCTTGTGCAGGGCTTAGTCTATCATTACCCACTTTGATTTCGCACCCTATAAAGCCCCCTAATGGGCTAAAACCGATTACATCAGGAACGCCACGCATACTTGTTTTTGCGTGAGTTCTAAACGTCTTACGATTTGGGTCATAAACCGCACCGTTGTTTTGTCTCCAAACAGTAAAACCTTTGCTTCTTAGGTAGTAGATTACCTGCAATGTTAGTGCATTTGCGGTAACTTTCTGTTTTTGAGTTGTTTTCTTTGCTTGTTTTGCCATAAAATTTGTATAGTTACTTCAATCTCGGTGTTGGTAGTAAGTTTCTTACTACCTTTAATTTATTGATATACAGACATTTAAGCCAAAAAGTAGTATGGTAGTAGGGTAGTATGCACTATTTTTGCGGATTACAATATCCGCTGTTTAATACTTGTATAACTCACACTTGCCATTGTTGCAAATGTTTTTTTTTTATAATATTACTTACTACCTTACTACCATTAGTAATAATCATAGAATACTTACAGAAAACAAAGAAAAAAGGTAGTAACTTGAAAAAAAATTCACATACTACCTCTTACTACCTTACTACCTATTTTAGTTCAACAAGCAGGTATCCATAAAGCGGGATGCCGTTTATTTTCTTCATTACACGCTTGAAACCGAGTTTTTTGAGTGTTCTACCTACGTTTTGAGTATTCATTTTCATTTGTTTGTGCTTTTCAAGGACTAATGAGTGTACTTGACTTGCAGTGTAAAAAGTTCCTGTTTCGTCTTCAAGTGGCAGTCGGAAACAAGTGAGTATCAAAGATGCTTCAGGTGTTTCTATTTCGTGTTGTAATTGGATTTCTCTTAATTCTGCTACGTCTCTTTCGTCTAATTCGTAATTGTAGCCTGATTTATAGACGCTGTATAGTTCTGAAAATAGGGCGTCTTTGTCTATTGCGAGGAATGTATCTAAGTCTATATCTTCTATTTCAAGTGGCACGATACGCCTATTGTATTCGGTATTGGAGATTATATCTGAGTGGTTAGATGTTCCTGCAATACTTGCG